TATAGATGAAGTATTCAAACAATTACAGGAAGGTTATCCTAATCTTGAAAAACCAACGATAGCACTTATGACACCTAACAATTACTATGACAATGATCAAAAATCATGGGAGTCGTCAGATACGGCTTTCATAGCAGCATTTGATACCGAATTCCTTCCATTCAAGAGTAGAGTATATAGCAATATGTATAATCTTGGTACACATAATGGTAAAAGTAAATATAAGTTTACATCACTTGAATCTGCAGTGTCTAATGCCATATATCTTGCTTGTCAGATGTATCCTGTTCTTGGTAGTAAATATTCAGTTAAATCTACGATAGATTTAAGACATGTCATTATGTATACAGTGATGATGATAGTGGTTTTCATAATTATTTACATCATTGCTAGAAATACTAAATAGTCTGTTAATAAAGTGTATAAAGATATTACATATTATCTGAATAATGTCAAATATATATACAGCAATTATAGTTGAACCAAGAAAACATAAAGCACTAGAATTGGTATTAACTAATTTCACATCCATGCTAGACCAACGTTGGCAATTCGTTATTCTCCACGGTAATATGAATGAATCATTTGTAAAAGAAATAATAGATAAGATCCCTGATAAGAAATTTACTATGATTAATCTAAACGTAGATAATATGACTGTAGGGGATTATAATGCTCTGTTCTTTGATAAGTCTTTTTACGATTATATCCCTACCGAAATGTTCCTGGTATTTCAAACGGATACATTCATAAGTGAAAAGTACAAAGATAATATATATAATTATATGGAATACGACTACGTCGGTGCACCTTGGCGAAATGGCAATGTAGGGAATGGGGGACTATCTCTGCGAAGAAAGAGCAAAATGTTGGAGGTTTTGGATAAATGCGATCATGTCAAAATGTATACACCTGAACAGCTATGGAACGAAGATGGATATTTTTCTGAAAAAATAAATCATATAATGAAACTTCACAAGCCAAGCTTTGAAGATGCGAAGAAGTTTTCTGTTGAAACCGTATTCAGTAATGAATCTTTTGGAATTCATAATTGCTGGAAATGGCTGAATAATTTGGAGTTTGAAATTGTGTGCTCGTATTGTCCAAATCTAAGAGAACTAGTAAATCTAAATATGTCTTAATCACTATTAGAGACAATCTTATTTAATTGTGAAATGATATCTTTTTTAGATATACTACGTGGTCCTACTACATAGTCGTTTGATTTTAATGAAATGTTCTTAATTTTTTTCTTATCCTTGTTTTTATCAAGTTTTATAAAATAGTGACTATTTAAGTTTCTAGATTCTATATCATCAAAGTATATGTGTCCAGCAAGTGATCCCACTCTTCTTATGGCAAAGTCTGCACCTATAAAATCTTTCAAAAACACATACCCTGAAGGTAAATTATTCTTCTTGATTTTTCTCATATATGTTCGTTTCTCCCATATTTGGAATATACATGGTATGTTATAGACATTTTCATTATAATTAAAAGAATTTTCTGGCAAATTACAAGAATACAATAGATGAAAATTACAAGGTACAGACCTTTTCATGCTATCTTTGCCAAAACTCCTGGGTAATATGAAAGACATTGTGTCACAAAATGTAGAAGCGTTTTTAATGAATTTAATTGCCATTGAACCCTTGAAACCAAAAGGCGGGTTACCTATTACATGTATCTTTTGGCCACCTTCTATATCACTTCTAGAAATAGTTAAAAAATCTACCTGTTTGATAGCGCTATTCTCTGGTTGAATATCAAAAAATATACTGTTCTTACATAATCTCTTAATTGGTTTCATAAATGCCCCGTTACCAGCACTAGGCTCAATGATAATATCTTTTTCATAGTTTATTTTTATTTTTTCACTAACAATAGAGCAACATATGTTAGCTATTTTTTCGTTGGTAAAATATTTATCCATTTACTACATTATATTGTTTTAATTATATATACCAACACACTTATTCTTGGGTAGTGATTTCAAGAATTCTTGAAATTTAGTGTAAATATCATCACATTTTCTATTGTTGAATAGGAATTGATGAAATGTAGACGATGATAATTCAATATTCTTCATATCTTCCCACATTGTGTCAAACACATTTGACTCGTTTTTAAAGAAATGATGAAACATTGTTTCTGCTTGATATTTATCAATATATGTCATATGGATCATATGGTCTATCCGTCTGGAACGAAGAAGTGCTGTATCAATACTTTCCTTTTTATTGGTGGTTATGATGATGATAAGGCCCTCTTGTGAATTAAATCCATCCAGGCAATTCAATAAACCATGGAGCGTAATATTATTTCTAATAGAATCGTTTTCTTTCCTATTTGTAAATATACAATCAATGTCTTCAATGACGAGCAATGATAATTTTGAAGTTTCATTGATTGAGCGTAATGCATGAATAAAATCACTCTCTTTCAATTCTGAATTGATATTAATCGTACATATATCAATATTATATTTTGATGCGATATAATGAATTACACTTGTTTTACCTACACCAGGATGACCATGTAAAAGGATATTACACTTATATGGAACACCGTTATTTTGATACTCATTGTATGTATCGTGTGCTATGAAGTTTTCAATAATACCTTCTATTTCCTCTTTCTGATCTTTCTTTAAAAAGATAGTATCTGAATTTCTCTTTGGAATGATGGACACTGTGCTCCAAATATAACCATTGTAAGCTTTGATATTAACCTTACTTTTTGAATTAAATACAGCTTGTCTAATCTTATCAATTTTTAACTTGTAGCATTTTTCAATAAATTCTAAAATAGGTGTTTTGTCTTCTGATTCAGATGAGATTGTTATCTCTTTTACTATATGAAAAGGTTCTCTCGGATGATTTACAGTAACAACTGTTCCATTAACAATTAAATCATTAATTTTAATAGTGACACCATCTAATTGATAAGTGCCGTTTTTAGGGATAACAAAATGAATAGTATTTCTCTCAATATTGTATTCAATAATATCTATATTTTTTTGAGAGCTGTATTCAGTGTGTTCTAGATTAAGTACGTCACATATGTAAAATAGAACACAAGTGCCATTATCAATGGTAGTATTTAAAGTAATAGAAGACATTAGCACTGTGCTAGTTATAATATAAAACATAGTTCATGTTTATATCAGTTTTAATTTTTTTAGCTCAATTTTATTGTTAGGTCTGAATAGAGTATCTCTTATTTCTAACATTTTCTCATCATTAATGAATGGATTTGCTATAATTTCTTGAAAAGAGGTATTATTATTCTTCACTATATGTTTGTTTATCCATCTTATTTGGAACACCATAGAGAAGACACCACATTCACTGTTTTTATATTGATGTTGTTTTTTATTTTGATAAATGGTAAATGTTTTATCAGGATATATGGCATCACATTGTGATTTTACGTTATTTAGAAAGTTAATCAAATACGATGGAATATTTTTACCAGTGCTATCATAATAATAAGCTCCGTATGTTTGAAGTTTTGGATCAATCACTAAGAATGTTGATGTCCAATGTGATCCAGGTTCATCGTGTTTATCTAGGTTTGTTATAAGTCCAATAAATCGCTTGTTCAATTTAGCATAACGTTGTATGTTTATGAAGCAAAAATTACTATGTACGCATTTTCCTTGGGATATAACCGAGAAATCTATTGGAAACACACCTAGAAAGACATACTTGTATTTTTTTGTTTGGTCATATTGGACCATAACATTTTGTATGTCGTAATTGGAAAGCCATGTCTTAGGTTTTTTATACCAAATCATAGGTTTCTCTGGTTTGAGTTCCTTCTTGGAGATTATTCGGAGATTTCTCTTTATCTTGGCTACTTTAGTGATGTCTATATCAGTCACTTTATCTACGAGTATTTCCATTACATCGCACCATAACCAGTATTTATTTGACCCGCAGTATTTTTTTAGTTTATTATCGAGGCATTGGTATGCGCCTTTACCAGAACACTTTTTCATAGTTATTTTATTCTTTTCAAAAGAATTCCAAATATTAACAAGTTTCTTCAAAGATGTATCGGACAAGCAAAATTTTTTGTTTTCATTAACGGGACTACAAAACCTATTCATTGTCCTGATTACATTAGCCGAAAAAAAATAAAGATAATACCCATGAAAATAAAAAAATGACTGTGTTTACTATATATAACGAAAATCATCAAGATATACAGAGCAATCTGTTTTGAATTTATTTGAGAAAAACATTATAATAAGCTGTCAAACTTATATAAAATAAAAATTCATATATATATTTAAGTGCATACCCAAATATGGGGATCCAAGAAGACCTAAATTTGTTTATTCGTAAACACAAGGTTGAAAAGGGTAAACCATACACTAATACCAGTCTTGGTAATCCAAAAGCATCAATCTATATTCCTGATGAAGAATACGATGCTTTCATTGATTTGTATGGAATGGCGTTAATAAGTGGTATTGACCTCCATTATACGGAGAAACCCAGAGACATGAGTCCATTGCGTGTAGATTTAGACTTCAGATTTCCCATCAATGAGTCCAGTTATATGACAGGCGAGACTAAGACATTAAAGCGTATCTACACTCCAGAACATATTAAAAAGATTGTATCGTGTTACTTTGATATAATCAATAAATATATTGAAATTCCGGATGATTGCAACATGGCTTATGTAATGGAAAAATCAAGACCGTCTGAACACAATAACAAGATAAAAGATGGTATTCACATCGTATTTCCGAATATAGTAATATCAAATAATGTCCAGCACTTTATCCGCAAGAAAATACTTGATATAGCGAGCGACATGTTTGCTACTTTGCCGATATGTAACGAACCATCATCCATTATAGATAAGGCTATTATCGATGTTAATTGTTGGTTGATGTATGGGAGTAAAAAGATGGAGAACGATTGTTATAGAGTATCTCAGATATATAAATACGATGGTTCAAATATTGTTCAACATCCTTCACCCAATGCCACAGATGCTATTGGATTCATTCGGCTCTTCTCAATGCGCAAAATATGCGAATCAAGAACTCCTGTATTACCAGAATTTGTTTCAGAGGTTGATGAATATATCAAGCATGTGTTGCCTGCAATTGATGTCAAATATAAGAACAAGATCCACAATAATATTTTCGCGAAGTCACTAAATATCAACAAGAATTATACATCTGACGACGAGCTGATGATCATTAGAAAAATAGTAATAGAATGTTTATCATATTCTAGGGCAGAAAAGTATGACGATTGGATCAATCTTGGATGGGTCCTTCGCAATATTGACTACAGGCTATTGGATACATGGATTGAATTTTCGAAAATAGGTAGTTCATATATCGAAGGGGAATGTCAGAAGTTGTGGAACAAGATGAGAAAGGATCATATGGGGATAGGAACACTTAAATGGTGGGCGAAGCAGGATAATATCAGCAGGTATAGCGAAATTATAGATGAATCCATAATACCACTAATTGATCTTTGTGTGAGAAGCGATGGAGCACATTATGATATAGCCAAAGTAGTTCAGGCAATCTATAAGGACGAGATCAAGACAGTTAACAAGACATTATGGTATCATTATGACAAGGAGAAACATAGATGGAAAATCACAACAGAAGGATCAGTATTACGAATTATCCTCAGCACAGAGATTTGTAAGAAATTTATAGAGAGGGCTCATCATTTCAATAGCCAAGGTTTCGGAGAAGATAGTGAGGAGATGAAAGCCCTTAATTCGGAACGCGCTAAAAAATGCCTGAAGATTGCTGTTCAACTAAAAAATGCCGGATTTAAGGATCATATTATGAGGGAATTACGATGTCTCTTTATGGATGAAAAATTTGATGAATTACTTGATAGTAGATCACATTTGATAGGGTTCATCAACGGTGTATATGATTTGAAAATGCACATTTTCAGGGATGGCATGCCTGATGACTATATATTTCATTCCACTAAGTTAAATTACATGGCATACAACAAGGATACACCAGAAAATCTTGAAATCAACGACTTCTTTGGTAAACTATTTACGAATGATAGTGTGAAAAACTATGTCCTGGATATTCTATCTTGTATCATAGATGGGAGTATTGCTCAGGAAAGATTCTATATATTCACTGGTCATGGTAGTAACGGCAAGTCAAGATTATTGGATCTCATCCAAAAGACAGTCGGTGATTATTACTGTATCTTACCAATTGCTCTATTAACACAGAAACGGGCAGCATCTAATAGTGCGCAGAGTGAATTGGAGAGGACAAAGGGAAGGAGATTCGCTGTTATGCAAGAACCAAGTGAACAGGATAGAATCAATATAGGATTCATGAAGGAGTTATCTGGTAATGACAGAATTATGACAAGGGCATTATACAAGGAGCCACAAGAATTCAAGCCTCAATTCAAGATGATCCTGACTTGTAACGAACTTCCAGAGGTTCCTAGTGATGATGGAGGAACTTGGAGACGTATTCGTGTCATTGAATTTAAATCAAAGTTTTGTGAGAATCCAGTAAAAAGCAATGAATTTGCGATGGATCTTGAACTAACTGATAAATTTGAAAGATGGACGGAACCACTTATGAGCATGTTGATAGAAAGACATAAATATATCAATCCCAATTCTATTCAGGAACCAATGGAGGTAAGGATTGCGACAGAAAGTTATAAGAATAATAATGATGTCATTGGACAATTCATAACAGATCGTATTATTATTGATAAAGAAGCTCAAGATGACAGGATCAATATTACAACTATTTATAATGAATTCAGAACATGGGCTATAGATAATGTTCCCAAGACAAAGAAGAGACCTGATAGAAATCAGATCAAGGCATATCTTGAAAAGACGATTGGTCCTTATCCTGTAGATAATAAGGGTTGGCGCGGGTTGAAATATAAATATAACGACGATATTGACGAATCTTAAATATAATTGTATTCAAAATTACAAATATAAGGAAAAAATGATTATTTTTACCAAGACATATACCATAATATGTCTGAACAGTATAAATCAATGGATACTTCTAGCCTCTTGAGGAGGATAAGCGAGCTTGAACAACAGTTAAAGGATGAGCGTGAGGAACACAGGGACATTTATATGAAGATGAAGACGGAAGCAGAGTATTATTCTTCAAACAATGTCTTCAATGAGCTTGACTTCTTCAAAAGGGAAAATAACAAACTGAAGAAGATCATCCAAGAAGGAGAGAATATTGATAGATAAAGATACAAGTGAAATGTAATGAGAAAAAGACGAAAAAAAATATTTTTTACTTGTAATGATCATTATTAAGTCACATTTTAAAAAATATTATATTGCTAAATTCAGAGATATTATAATAAATATCACTGTGTCATCTGATGTAGTAACTAACAAAGAATATTTGAAATTTTATTTATATACTGGTAAGACGGATGAATATATGGACATGTATTTTGCTGATGACGTGATACCTGATTATGTGAAAGACCTATTTGATTATATCAAATTCAATAATAAGATATCATATAGCGAAGATAAGCTTTATTATGTAATACAGGGGCCATTATTGGATGATGAAAAGATTTATAAAATGAATTTTTTTTACATTCAAGATTATAACGCGATGATGAAAAGACAATTAGAGTTTATATATGATGAAGAACTCTCTCTTAAAATGGCAAGAGAACATTTATTTCCCATTTATAGAGCTTGGAAATGAAAAAAATGATATATGTATTAATTATAGATTAATCATTATAAAAGAATGCAGAAAAGCAAGACTCCTGCTTTTGATGACTACAATAAGATTATGGCGAATTTGGACAAACCCAAGATATCAAAGCCGATTATGACAAAATATGAGTTCAATCAGATTATAAGTCTAAGAGCGAATCAATTGGCACTTGGATCAATGGCCTTTATTGATACTACAAATCTCGTCATTAAATCCAATATGGAAATGAGAGCAATCGCTTTACAGGAATTGAACGAGGGTAAACTTCCATTTATATTGAAGAGACCTTTACCAAACAACAGATATGAATATTATAGGATAAAGGATCTTGATTTGGTTGCTGTCCAGTATATGATGCGGGCGTAATTTAATAAATGTTTATAGTAGATATAAAAATGTATTTCAACCACTATATAATTGTTATTTTGATAGTATCACTTATGTCTTTAACATTATTAAATAGTTTCATAAGAACCGTAAAAGCAATTGATTTTTTGACTTCAAACGAAACAGTATTACTATTAAGAGAAGATAAGGATGGATATGTGCGAAAAATGACAAATGTTGATTTGTATGCTCGTAAGTCTATGACGGCATCTGAATATATTGGAAAAATAACGAAATGCGCTTCATCTTTTAATGATCTTGAGAAGACAAAGCTTACCAGATGCGCAAAGAAGGCCGATATATTTTTGAAATCATTTGTATATCATAATGTGGTAGATTGTAAAGAAATTGCCAAAATAAAATGGAGATTTGCTCTTACGCAAAAGAGTGGCATAGATGAATACGAAGAGGGATTACCGCATACCAGGTCAGATGTTATATTTTTGTCCAGATACACAATTAATGACACGATAGCAAGAAGTACAGATGACACTGTATTAACAAATACATTGATACACGAGAAGGTACATATATTTCAAAGATACAATGAAAGGTTAATGAATGAGATTATTCAAAAGACACATTATGTAGTAGACACAAAAGATATTAATGGGATACAGCTAAAGAGATGTAATCCCGATATTAATGACAAGAACTATTATAATAATATGAGTAATAAGCTAATGTTATTTGTATATAATTCATCTACGCCGAAAGGGATAAATGATATATCATCAAAAAATTATGCGATAGAACACCCTTATGAGACAATGGCATATGAGATAGCTAATGAATATACCAAACAAAATTTGATTGAACTCACAAAACGGATATAAAAACAAATATATGTAAAATTATTATAATGGACAATTTTGAATCAATATTAAATCAGGCGCCTGTAGGAATAACAATTGAACAGGTAAGAGAGCTGATGATGAAATATAATAACAATTCAGTTGATGTACTATCTGAATTATGGGATGTGAAGGAAACCATAACAAGTAATATAGTGATAGATGAGATGTATGAAAAGCGACAGAAATGGCATAATGTTCGCGAAATCTGCAATGCTTATGAAGAGGAAATGCATAATTTCATGCATTCAAAGCGTTGATAATGTTATAAATTGATTTAAGGACGTACGACCATTGTTACAATAAGACAAAAAATGAAGGAAAATAATAATGAATATCTGTTGAATATAAAGACTATACAGGCACCAATTTTCAAACAAGTTGTTGATGCTCTAAAGGATATATTAACAGATGTCAATTTGGAGGTTGATCATACTGGTATTAAAATAGTTGCCATGGATAACACAAACATAGTTTTAATTCATTTGAAATTGGAGTCAGAAAAGTTCGAGGAGTATTATTGTGAAAAGAAGATGTATATTGGAATATGCATGTTAAAATTACATATGCTTATTAAGACAATCGGGACAAATGATTTGCTAGTATTGTATGTGCGCAAAGATGATCCTAGCAACCTAGGAATCAGAATAATAAATAATGAAAAGAATGTTGAGACAAATTATAAACTGTCAACACTTGACATAGATGTCCTAAATATAGAGATACCGCCTGTTGATTTCCACACAATCATCACTATGCCATCCTCATATCTTCAAAAGATCATCAGAGACATGCATAATCTCGCAGAATATATAGAGATTCGTAACATAGCAGATCAATTGGTACTGAGTTGTAAGGGTGATTTTTGTACTCAAGAGACTATTCTTGGAACAGAGAAATCAAACAATATTACCATATGTAAGAATGTAGAAGAAGGTTCACATGAAATTATTCAGGGTGTATTTAGTCTCAAATATCTAGCAATCTTTACAAAATGTACCAATCTATGTTCAAATGTTGAGATATATCTCAAGAACTCATATCCCATCATTCTGCGATATAGCATAGCATCACTTGGTGAAATCAAATTATGTTTATCACAACAAGAATTTTAGTTGCGCGTGTGATAAAACAATTGTAAAAATAAATTATTACTTTTTCTTATATATTTCGAGACCTTTCTTCGTAATAAACTTAACTAACCTTTTCATAAAGATATCTTTTATCACATTGAATACGGTGTTATAGACTGTATTAACAAATGGCAATATGACTTCATTTAGAATCTGTTTTCCGAATATAGTTTCAGACAGATGAATTATGCCCTCATTAAATACAAGTTTGTCACGTTGATAAATGTTACTGATAACATCATTAGTGGACGCATTAAGAATGAGATCATCATTATCTATTTCATTAGCATTCACCATTTTCTCATTGAAATGAACAACAACAAGATCGTTATCAAGCGGATTTATTGTGAATTGAACGTAAAGGACAATTTTTGCGTCACCAATCATACTATATAGATATTCTGGTTTTTTGAGAATAGATGTGTATTTGACGATGAATGACATTGGTTCACGTTGAATGATCTCATGTGTTGTCTCCATTGTGATATTATATGATTCAAGTTGGCTACCTATCATTTCAGGTATTTTCATATCCTCTATTGATTTTAAGTCATGAGAATCATATACACGATAGAATTCCATGATCTTTCCTGATTGTGATTTTTTTATACATGACTTGTCTTTTATAGAAAACAACTTGCTGATAAATTGCCTAGAACATGCATAACCATATATATCATCCAAATTTCCCTTGATAATTAAAGACATTATTATATATAATATTTTTGATATTTCTTATATACATTTTTCATACGAGATCAGACTATTCCTCAGAATGATTTTTATACATAAGAGTTGAATATTTTGGCACAGTAATATTATAATTCAAACTTGACGCATACTTATTGTTATTGATCCATATTCTCATAATGAAGTAATTTTTTTTGGGACTGATTGAAATTCCATTTACATTGGATGAGAATATATCTGTCTTTCCAATCGTTTCACCAAGTATTTGTGAACATACTTCGAAGAATTTTTCATCTAAAATGTGTTTGTTCAATTTGAATGAAAAACATCCTCCGTTTTTATTAAAATCGTCTTCCCATCTAGGTGTAATGTGTTCCCGCATTATGAAAAACATTCCCTTTGCGAATAGATTACTGAAAATTGAAAAAACCTGAGTGAATTCTTCTACGCTGTTGATGTTACAAATAAATTTATAACTTTTAATATCCCAGTTATGTTCGAAAGGGTCGTGAAAATAAATTGACCAAATATCATTTAGATAAATCATTTAGTATTACTAATAAAATATAATCTTATATGTTTATTCGTCATCAGAGTCTGTTGAAATATCTGATATATCATCAAAGTCAATATAACTATCAACTGTCTTTTTCTGACAACTTTCATCATCTATCTGAATAGGATCAGATGTATCATGATACATTTCACTAATAATCCTCGAAATCTTATTTTCTGCAAATAATGACTGAACTTGGTCCGAATTATATTTATGTACAATATCTACCTTGGATTCTTGATAATCTCTTATAGAAACAACGACAATATCACCTACTTCGATGATAACTCTTTTGCTAAATTTGCGCAGAGATCCCCTGATGATCCCGATAACATCCTTACCACTATTAGTGATAAGAAGTACACGACAGTTTCCCAATAGCTTCTTTACATAAGCATATTCTTCAAATTCCTTTTTTAAATCATAATTATCCTTTCTTAGGTTATTAAATTCTTTATGTTTCTTTGTATTTCTGATACTAGCCTGGTACATACCTATCTATTATTATTATAGATATGTCTTTATATAACATGATTTTTTGTTTATGAGGAAAATAAAAAAAATGATTAACATGATAATGATAACCGTTATCACATACAGATATGACCAACAATACTTCCAAAATCATGACCGAATTTGTCAGCAATATTGATAATGAAAAAAGATATACTTTGGCGGAAATCAATAAAATTCTCACTGTCGCCTATAACAAAATTACAAAGGATAAAGAAGTAAAGGCACCAAGACCACCTTCTGAATATATCAAGTTCATTCAAAATCGTATGAAGGAGATTAAAAAGGAATCTCCTGGGCAAAATGCCAAAGAAATCATGAAGACAGCTGCTTCAGAATGGAACTCAAATAAATCAAATGTAAAAGGGAATGTAAAAACTTCTGATTAAGACAAACCTATTTCTGTAATACTATCTTCCTCTATTTTTAAAATAATATCCTTAAATCTCTTTAACTTAACAAATCTATCTATACTATCTAATTTGCTCATCTCAAAATGAGTTATTGGCAATCCTTTTAATTTCTCATAATTTTGTAATTCTTCATTTTTGTCAATTACTATTTTTCTGAGTTGAAAATCAAAATCAGCTTTATATCTTTTATATTTGAGTATATCATCATTGCGTATATGTTGTGATATATTTATATTAGCTATATTAGCATCATATTCTTCTATTTTTTCACTTATAATTTTAATTTCATCATCTGTGAGACTATCGAGAGCCAATAAATTCAAAATCTTATTAAATTTTCTATGATACTTATCTCTGAATACAATCAATTGTGCCTGAATATCTTTTAGTTGTTCAAGTATTTCTCTGTAGTTCCTGAAACGCACAATGCCACTTAAAATAGTAATGATTGCACCTAGTGATAATATAATAGTATTCATAACAAAAGATGTCGCATCTATGTTTGCGATTTCTTGTTTAGCCAATAAATCTATTATACTGAGGCGCAATGCTTCAAACGCAGTAGTTATAGAGGAGAGTATAAGTAATGATAATGAGAACATGTTGTATTTCTTGTAAATTTTATCATAAGCTGATGAAATTAAAAATAACTTGTCGTTTATTTTCTTTTTTTCGGATGTAATATTGCTCAGCAAATCTATTATTGCTTCATATTGTATTGTATGATGATACACTATGGTATTTTCTTCTGACATTGCTAAAGCTTAAAGGTTTCTATAATTGCTAAAGGTATCTATAATATTTCAACAGAATTGTTTTCAAATCTATGAGGGACTTAAGGAACAAAAATAGTACATGTCAGACAGAATCTTAGAACTTTTATAAACTTTGAACTTTTTTAAGAATTTGTAATGATATGTACTCTCCTTCAATAATTCTTATATTTTAATATCAAATGTAAGCGACGTAAGGAACAAACAATAACACCATTACAGTAACAAAAGTACTTAAAAATAATGTACATATCATTATATGATTTTGAGCAAATCAAAATGATCATTGATGATTATCTTGAGTATACTACAACATATAAAGACAAATATGGGGAGAAGACAGTTGTCCTCATGCAAGTCGGTAGTTTCTATGAATTATATTCTATCAAAGATGATACATCAGAAGACATCTTTAATATAGCAGACCTATGTAATATCCAAATTTCTAAAAAGAACAAATCTATTACAGATGTATCCATATCAAACCCATTGATGGCAGGGTTTCCTCTTTATACTTTGAAGAAATTCACAAATATATTGTTAAATAATAATTATACCATCGTTCTAATTGAACAAGTCACTGAACCTCCTAACCCAGAGAGAAAGGTGACTGAAATCCTAAGCCCTGGTATGAACATTAATATTGAAAACAAGCGTAACAACTTTATGATGGTATTATATTATGAATTTATAGATAACATTCCAACAGTAGGAATAGCAGGTATTGATCTTTCAACAGGTAACTCCTTTGTATATGAAACAGGATCAACACTATCCGATCCTGAATTTACAAATGACGAGGTTTTCAGACTTATTACAACCTATAATCCTTGTGAAATTGTCATACTATCTGATAAGAAATATGAAGATAGTAAAAAAAACAATCTCATTAAACACCTAAACCTATCAAAAATACTTGTTCACCAAAAATGGGAAACATTTGAATATATTAATCAAATGACAAAAATGTCTTATCAAACTACTATGTTACAGAAAGCCTTTAATAACAAGAGCATGCTTTCAATTATAGAACACCTTAATCTTGAAAAATA